CGACGATGCCCACGCAAGGGTTGCCTTTATGAACCTCGTCCCAAACCATAACGCTTGGGGCTACTCAGAAGCGACAATAACCGTCCTCTATATCAAGCAGTGATTCCGTATCCCGTGCGCTGAAAACCTCGAAGATGACGCTGCCGAGAATCTACATCGGCGAGAACACCGCCACGAAAGTAAACGTGTCTTGGAGCATTGACTTCTCAAAGATCAAAGCCGTGTTTCTCACATACGTCTGCAATGATGCAAACGACCGAATCGTGCTGTCTGATTACGATTCAAGCAGCATCACATTGCGCGGGAGCATCAAGCAGTACATCGGAGCTTCGCTTACGGTCTTGCACGAGTGATCATTTCCAGTAGCCGCGCACAAGGTAATTTACCGTAGTAGTACCCTTCTCCGTTACGTACATGACGGCACAACAGACTTTACTTACGGTCGATTCGGATACTGGGTATTTGGGATAGAGGACAGGAGCATTGTAATCACCGCCGGAAACGAAGATGCTGAAGCGCGATCGCGAGTTTGCGGTCTTCCTGAATGCAAACGGCAGATTTATCTCAGGTAGCCAGTAGTTGCCTGTCTTGGTTATGCTGACCTCCATTGATCGGCTGCACTCCGCGCGACCGCTTGCCCACTTGACGTACTGCCAATCGCCTTTAACGCCTTGCTCTACTACGTAGTCCTTCGCTCGGGATACGGAATCCCCGAGCTTCTTGGTTTCGGCTCCAAGGGCAACAAGCCCCTTCACGCTGTCGAGCATCACGGCGGGCGTTCCCACGCTAAGCCCCGTAAGCTCCAGGCGTGCAAGGGGCACAACCACGTTGGTATCGCCGCCAAGGATTGAGCCAGCGGCAACGGCTGGATCGGTCGCGGTGCCCGTGGTCTTCGCGCCCGCGAAGGCTTGCAGCCCCACTGTCTCTATTCCGCTGGTTGCCTTGCTGTAGACGAGGCAGATAAGGTAACGCTGGTTATAGCCCGCCTGACCGTTGCCGATGCTCACGTCCTCGCCCGCGCCCTTGATGCGCACATGCCGCCCTTGCAGAAGCAGTTCGCCCGCCGCCACGTGGCACGTGTTCGCGTCGGTCATTGTGACCTCGCAGCCGCTAAGCAGGTAATTGCCGTTGCCGATCAGCTCCGCGTTTAGCGCCCCAACGTCCTCGCTGTCTACGTGGTTGGTGCCGCCCATGCCCGTGATCAATTCAATGCCCATTTCAGCCCCTTAGTAATCCGTCTCGGTCTTAGCCTGTTTGTCGTCTGTCTTGTAGGTTACCGTCAGCGTCCCACGGTGGTCGTATGAGGCTATGACCTTGCTAACGGTGCTCTCCGCGCTAACGCCTGTAAGGGAATCGTAGGCGGCTAGAACGTCGTCAATGCCCAATGCCTCCCCGTCAACGTCCACCAGCTCGGCGGCGCGGAACGTCTGCGCCTCCTTCAGCCGTTCGGTTCCCTTCTGCTCCAGCTCTTCCGCCTCTGCGTTGTTGTAGTCGTATACATCGCATCTCTCCAACGCGCCTTTAAGCGTCTGCCTCTTGCTGACGTTGCCGCTTGCATCGGCGTAAAGGTGCACGACCACGCGAGCGGCTAGCTCGCCTTTTCCCAGGCAGATTAGGTGATTGGTGGGCGTGCCGAAGAGCTGGGTTACCGCCTTGGTCTCAACTCGCTTTGTCGGGGCGCTTGAAACAGTCACGGTGCCGCTTAGGCACTGTATCGAGAGCGTGCGCCCAACGGTTGCCAGCATGGCGCGCAAGCCGTCATAGGCGGTTACGTAGCGCCCGAAGCGGTAGCCGCTGACGGCAACGCCCGCCGCTGTTGCCGGGGCTTGCATCACACCATCAAGCCCAACGCGCTTCAACACGGTGCCTATCACTGCGTTAACGTCGCCTGTGGCGGTGTAGTAGTCTGCGCCGCTGTCTGGCTGGATGACTTTGGAAGACAACAGCCCGTGCCACGTTGCGCCCGTGTACGTCATAGTGCCGTTTTCGGGATCGTGCTTAACGTCATCGATCATGCCGCCGCACTCGGTGCCGTCGATGTAAAGGTAGCAGTGGGAGGCTAGGCGCTCTTGGTCGTCGTTGAAAACGGCTTGAAAGTCGTTCTCATCGCTTCCGAAAGCGAACTCGGCGGAAACAGGGCGCACCGCCTTAACATCTTTAAGGCTACTGTCTGCATAAACGCAAAGCATTTGCTAGCTCCATTCTGGTTCGCTGCGATGCTCGTAAACGCAAACATCGAACGCGAAATCGCCTGACGCGCTGATGTCGGATACGCCAGCGGGCACCTGTTTGAATACGTAGCTGTTGGAGGCTTCGCCGCCCTCATAGCGGCTGCCGAATGCGTTGGTGCGCACGCCATCGGCGGTTACGCGCGTTATCGTCTGCGCCTTGGTGTCGATCTCGACCATTCCGCCCGCCTCGTACTTGCCGTAAACGCCGTAGGTGTTGCCGGCGATGGCGATGTGCGGGTCAGAGCAAGCGCCATAGAAGCGAATTAAGGCGTTTGATGGGCTGAGGGAGGCGTTGGTAATGCTCGCCTCGGTCATTGGAGA